ATATTTGCAGAAACGTACTAATGGAAAACTATGAGCAGTGGGAGGCAGATCCTGCTATGCGTCCAAGACCAAGTGAAGTAAAGCGTGATGACGGACGCAGTGAAGTCAGCTAAACCTGTACTCTACATCAACGGTGACAGTCATAGTGCAGGTGCCGAAGCCGTAGTTCCATTTTCATTCGCAGAAGATGATCCTTGGGAATTTCCTCCGCCAAATCGTCAGCCACATCCAAAGAATGTTGTTGCAAGTTTTGGCAATGTACTAGCAGACCTATTAGGTTGGGATGCAGTAAACAATAGTGAAAGTGCTTCAAGTAATCAACGCATTATTAGAACCACAGAAGAATGGCTAGCAGATAATCCAAAACCAAATTTGGTACTGATTGGATGGAGTACATGGAACGTGAAGAATGGTTGCACGAAGGCACATATTATCAGGTAAATGCTAGCGGTACTGACATGGTACCTGATGATTTGCGAGATAAATACAAACAGTGGATCATCAAACAAGCCGACAAAGAACTTGAATTAGAACTAGATTGGCATGAAAAAATTTGGTCTTGGCATCAAGACCTAGAAAATCGAGACATACCTCATTTATTTTTTAATACGTATTCCTATTTTCACAGATTCGCAGCCGAGCAAATGGTTAGACCACAATGGGGAAGTTCTTACATTGCTCCATATGACAGAGAATATACCTATTACTTTTGGTTAAAAGACCAAGGGTTTAGTACCGTAAATGAACATAGCTATCATTACGGTGTTGATGCTCACCAAGCCTGGGCAAACTTCTTACAAAAACAGGTTGACAACTCCGGATAAACATAGTATATTATCTTATAGTTGAATTAATCTATGAGCTTCAAATATGAGATATCTTATTGTAGACACTGCTAATACATTCTTTCGTGCTCGTCATAGTGCATTTAGAGGTGCAGATACTTGGACTAAACTAGGCTTTGCTATTCATGTTACACTGAGTAGTATTAACAAAGTATGGCGTGACCAAGAAGCAGATCATGTGGTGTTTTGTTTAGAAGGACGCAGTTGGCGCAAAGACTTTTATGATCCCTACAAGAAGAATCGTGCTGTTGCTCGTGCGGCACTAACTGAAGCAGAAGCAGAAGAAGATAAACTGTTTTGGGAAGCCTATGATGATCTCACTAGTTTTATTCGTGACCGTAGCAACTGTACAGTTCTACGTCACCCTAACTTAGAAGCTGACGATTTGATTGCAGGTTGGATACAGAGTCATCCCGAAGACGATCATATTATTGTTAGCAACGACAGTGACTTTTATCAACTGTTGGCTAAGAATGTACGTCAATACAATGGTGTTGCTAGTGAACTTTACACACTGGAAGGTGTGTTTAACGACAAAGGCAAGCCTGTTATTGATAAGAAAACTAAAGAGCCTAAAGCCGCACCTAACCCCGAGTGGTTACTGTTTGAAAAGTGTATGCGAGGCGATAGCAGTGACAACGTGTTCAGTGCTTATCCTGGTGTACGTACAAAAGGCACTAAGAACAAAGTTGGTTTGCAAGAAGCATTTGCGGATCGCAATACCAAAGGCTTTAACTGGAACAACTTGATGCTACAACGTTGGGTTGACCATAACGAAGAAGAACATCGTGTACTGGATGATTATGAACGCAACCGTACACTGATTGACCTCACTGCACAACCTGATGAGGTCAAAGAGATGATTGCCGGCACTATTGCAGAAGCAAGTGTGCCCAAGCAAATCTCACAAGTAGGAACAAAGTTCCTAAAGTTCTGTGGCAAGTATGAACTTAATCGCATCAGTGATCAGGCTCAACAGTATGCAGAACTATTATCAGCGGAGTATAAACAATGACACAAAAAACAGCAACTCCAGTAGTTTCAAACAAATTCTGGATCGTCGAAGAGGACGGCGAGAAAGTCGCAAATATCCAAGCAATCGAAGGTGGTGGATTTACCTACGTGCAGGATGGCAAGCGCGAACGTTTTCCAAACCTTAAAGACATTGAAGTTCGATACAATATTGTAGTGGGCAAGAAGTCTACTAAAAAGGATCTAAAAGCAACTACGCCAACACTGTACGGCTTTCCTGTGCAAGGAAAAACTTATAACGAAAGTTATAATGTACAAACACGTATTCCTGTGTATAGCAAGACTGCTAGTAGTAAGAGTATGTATTGTGCAGGCTACTACTGTGTTGAACTAGACACAGATGCTTGGATCAGTCACTTCTGTCCTAAACTAATTACCATCAAACGTTATCCATATTTGGGACCGTTTAAATCTGAGAATGAAATGTTAGAAGCATGGAAAATAGCTTGCCCACATCTCCAAAACTAACTGTTAGTTTACAAAAACTAGCAGACCAGATTAGAGTAGCACAACAATCAGGCAGAAAAGATGTCGTTATTGATATTAAACTTGCCAGTGGTGCTATCAATGAGATAACTAAAATACTACTATTGAACGTCGAGCTACATCAAATGTATCTTGACAATCAAGCTATTGCCGTTGAACTTGATGGCGGAAATTATATATTAAAACCTTAAATTTTTAGGTAAATAAACATAGCATATTATGGTGCTATTGTTCGATAAGAGATTGTATATGTCAAGACCTAAACCAAACGTTATAATTGAGTATGTAAATAAAAACACATACAAGTCAGATCAAGTCTTACAGAGCGAAGGTATTTGGGCTGTATTCTATGACGATGCACCTATTAACCTAAAGACACACAACATATTAGTTTCTTACCCCGGACCAAAATACAAGAAGGTCAGCTTCTCAAATCCAGGACATGCTATTAACTTAGCCAAGAAACTAAACACACTTTTTCAGACTAACAAATTTAGCGTGGTATTGTTGAAGCAAGGTGAAACCATCTACCCCTAGAAAATATACACAGAATCAGCTTACTAAACTTTTCTTTGATCTTGGTTTGAGTAAAGAATATACTATTCGTGAACTCAAAGCTAAGATTTGGGAGAATCCACAAAACCCTAACAGCCTACGATTAACCACTACTGGCTGGATGCTGTCAAATCAAATTGATATGACACATTATAAATTTGAAGTTGCCACAATGCTTACTCCAAAAAGATTGCTACAATTAGAGCGTATTCTCGCAGGACCTTACTTTATCAAAGGTAAATGGCCTCTACCTAGACGTCAGAATACTGCACCTAAGCCATTGTCTTTGTACGTTTTTGACGAACAAGACAGTATAATGCTTGGATTGTACGGAGATTTGGAAAAATTTCTTGACAATCAGCAAGATTTCCAGTAATATATAACTAATTGTAACAGTCATGGAGAGACGTATGTTTAAACGTGCATTGATAGGTGGTATTGCATCTATGGCGGTGATATTTGCCTGGTCCAGCAATAACAACTCAGCGGCTGATCTCGCTATTAACTCTGCTAACAAAATTTACAAAGAAAAATCAGAGCATACACCTCTTATTTTTCTTCCAGCAAAACAGCAAGCAGACGAAAGTGTTGAAACTTTAAATCGTCAAATTGACGAGCAGATCTTTTGTTTAGCTCGTAACATATACTGGGAGGCTCGTAACCAAAGTAAACTAGGTATGATTGCAGTTGGGCGAGTAGTTATTAATCGGGTAAACAGTAATCGTCATCCTAACACTATATGCGAAGTTGTACACGAAGGACCAACTCGTGAAAGCTGGAAAACTAAGAAGAACGAAAACCTAGCAGACAAGGATCGCGAGTTTTATCCAATTAAGAATCGTTGTCAGTTTAGCTGGTATTGTGATGGCGCAAGTGATGAAGTTCGTCGAGGCGAAGAAGCTATCTATGAACTAGCAAATAGTATTGCTCGTGATATTGTATTGCACAATAAATGGGCAGGGATTGTAGAAGGTGCTACACACTATCATGCAAACTATGTTGATCCCAAATGGAGCGATAAAGACAAACTAACTGTTCGTATTGACGATCACTTGTTTTTTAAGCTATGGTGATTTAGCAGTTGCCA